TAGTTATTTGTTAATTCTTCCGTGTCAACTGCAAGTGCTTGAACAGTAAATTCATCACCGTCAAGAGATGCAGTATCTGACACAACTGTAAGAGTTTCTGCTCCAATGAAGTGAACGGTATTTGTGCTACCATCACCACTGGTATATCTTAGGTAAAGAGTTCCTGGATCAGATGCTGTTGCATCGACTGCATCTACGATTACCGCTTTAAGACCGTTACTACCCTCAACTGTAGCACCAATATACGATGGAAGCGACGCATTTCCGCCAGCATTTGCATCAATCTTTACATATGATAATTCGTTATCAATCTGAACGTCGCAACCCGAAACGATCGCGCCATTTTTGAAAATGTGGTCACCAAACTTGTTGACCTGATTCTGAAGGATAGACTGCAGTTGCGTAAGTTCGCGTGCCTGAACCGCATATCCAGGTTTGAAGAGAATTCTATGAAACTTTTTAGATTCAAGAAAGTCGTCATAATACGGAGATGTATTTAAGTCGAGTGCCATATTTTCCTACTTCTTTTAAAAATTGATCAACGCTCTGATTTTTTCAACTTGATCAGAGGTTCTAATGATTTTAATTCTGTTGTCTAGATATATGATCTCACCAGTTCTATTGTCAACTTCTGGTTCCAAATAATCAACCATATCAGGGACTAACACGGTACCAATATTAAACTCAACAGGAGATCCTAATGATACTTCTTGCGTCTCATTAGTTAAAATGCTACTGCTAGAAATTCTTGGTATAATAGGTAACAAGTGAATTCTATCCACTACGCCATTATTATTGCTATCTTCTTTTTGAACAACAATAAATCTACCCCCATCATCACTCGTAATAACATCATCATAATCTACTAATTCAGGACTATTTATTGCGATAACATAGCAACAATTACCAGTATTTGAAGTAAAGTTATCAGAAGAACCAAAAATTCTAGGATTCTTAATAATACCCAATTGGCGGAAATCGTTATTCAAGAAAGTATCAGAGGTTTCGTTCGCGAGAGAAACCGTCAATGATAGACTCTTAGCAAACAACTCTTTCTGTGGATTGGAACCATGTCCACCATACGGTGAAAGAACTGCTCGGAAAGTGGCGCCATTACCTGGAGATCCTTCTGCCGCATTAACAACAGAGATTTCTGCAAAACTATAACCAGATCCTGGATTTGTTATGGTGACATCAGTAACAACACCATCAGTTAGTGTAAGTGTTGCTTCTGCATCTTGACCATCACCAATAATAGAGATCGAGGCATCACCTGTAATATAACTGTCACCACCAGAAAGAATAACGATTCTATCGATGGTTCCAGGAGTCGCTGCTGCTTCTACGTTTTCTTGTGGAGTTCCACCTTCAGTGAACCCAAGAATAGCAGATGCTGTCGCTGTTTCATCAATAGTATCGCCAGCAACAGGAACAAAATTGATATTCGCGAACGAGAATCCAGATCCAGGTTCGTTTACTGTAACTGAAACTACTTCATCCGCAGTTCCACCTGATCCTAAAACAGCAGTCGCTCTAGCACCAGCATATCCAGTTCCACCATCTGTTACTGTGATTTCTGTAATTACACCACTAGAGATAACTGCCGAAGCAGTGGCACCAGAACCTGCACCACCCAAAAGAGATACCGTAGTTCCTTCGAATGTAAGTGTATGTGTGCTACCAGTACCAAGAGAAGTTAGATCAATCGCAACAGCATTATCAGCATTTTCATATGATGTGGCAAGTTTAATTGTATTCGCACCAATATAAATCACATAATAAGGTCTATCATTCGTAAGACCACCAATCGAAGTTCCACCGCCATTTGAATATGTTACAAGATCTAAATCAGTAAACCCATGAGCAGTTATAGAAAGTGTATCACTTCCAACTGAAACTGCAGCAGAAGAAGATCCATCAAACGTTTTAGAAACTTGAGATCTATAACCCGTTCCACCATTTGTTACAATAATTGAAGAAACAATATCTTCACTAGAACCATTAGTTGAGCAAATAGAAAACGCAGAGGCATCTTGCCCAGTTGTACTGTCAATAGTTACAGTAGGAGTAGTTTTACCATCGCCTTGGATTACAACATACGGTGCCGTTGAATAACCAGATCCACCAGAAGTGACAGAAATATTGTCTATAAAACCATTTACATCAAACTGTGGTTCACCAAGACCTGCCATTTTACGAACAGGAATATGTGTTGCAGTCAAGAACTTGGTGACATCCCCTGCCTCAACTCTAAACATAAACTTCCAAACATAACCGTCTGATGTTTCAAACGTATTAGTATCTGTTCCTGTTGGTTTTACTGTACTTTCAGAATCTCCGCCATTGCTAATACATTTGTATACGTTATATTCATCGGTGACAACATAAAACAAAGCAGCGCTTAATGTTGATACCCCTGAGTGAGAAGTGATCGGATCATCATTAGCATCTGTTTCGCCATAAGCATCATCATATTGATCGTATACTGTACCCAGTGCCCAATTATATCTTGGTGCCATTAAGACCGCATCATTTGCCTGAATTCTCTTGACAAACAAAGTGTTTCTATGGGACGTGTTTGAGTATGACACAGAGTCAATTGGTTGCTCTGGATCTTCCTCGTCTGTCCATTCTAGAGTTCGGGAGACAAAGAAATAGTAGTAGTCGTTCTCGTTATAGATGTCACGATAAACGCTTCTTGCTATTTCTTGTCTTCCCTGCGATCTTAAAAGAAGTGGCATGTTATATTACGATACTGTAACCGTCCAAGTGATTGTCATGCTGTCTGACGCACCCTTGTTGATGACAGCAAATTCAGTACGGCAAAGCATTGTGCCTGAAGTAGAAGCATTGAAAATGCCTGCTTCAGTAACAGCACCAGTACCTGAACCAGGACCAAACGTCGCAACATATTCAATTGCGTTTGCTGTTACAGTTGTTGAAGTCAGAGCAACACGTGCACCAAGTGCAGTTTCAAGAGCAGTATTACCTGCTGCTGGATCTGTTGTACCCGAACCAACACCCATGTGCGACATAGCAGAAAGAGTTGTATCTTTCATGCGCGAAGCAATATATGCAAGTCCAGTGTTAACAACAAGGTTAGGAACAGTTACTTCTTGAGTAACATTACCTGCTTCGTCGCGAAGAACGATATGTAGTTCGCCCTTAGTACCTTTTACGTTTTCGATTAGTTTCATTTGATTTACCTTCTTCTTAGTTAAAAATAAGTTGCTTGACCCACAAAGTCCGAACCGAATGCACCTTCAACATAATCTTGTATGTTTACAATACCACTTTCGGTAACAGTTACTGTTTCGAATAGTCCTTTGAGTATATTTATAAGCGATTGTTCAGTTGCCGCAATAGATTCTATTGTTTCAGCATCATTTGCGACGATTAATAATTCAGTAGCACCTGTATTGTCAGTTTTAACCAGATATGGAATTACGCCGACTAAATCAGTTGATGTTACGGAATCAACTATATATTTATATAGATGATTGGTCGAAGTTTCCGCCGCTGTCACCACATCTGCTTGAGGTTTTTCGATACCAGCATTGGCATATTCATTAGATATTACGGATTCTGTGAACGTTCTATAATACTCTACGGTTCTGGCGAATGTATCTGAATTGGTTATCGTATCTGTCGGGGATTTGCTTATACCAAACGCTTGTGAATCTGAGGTATTTGCTGCTTCAGCAAGAACCTTTGCGAAAGCAACTTCAATAGTTTCTGCGTCATTATATGCAAATTCCGTGCCACTATAGTCTGGCACCGCCCAAAAATCTCTGGTAACCCAAGAATCCTCTACAAGAGTTTTACCAAAATTAACCGCTGTGGTTTCTGAGGTGTAGAATGCTTCATTAAATATTCTGACATATTGCACAACACGATCGAACGAATCGACCATAGAAGCGGCATCTACCTCCCCAAGAACACTGACCAAGATTTCTGTTGCATCAAACAGAGTTACAGAATCACTTAGAACCTTATATACGTGAGAGATTGTAACATCAGATTTGGTAACAGCATCGGCGAGAACCTTATAGAAGTGAACAGATCTAGTTGTATCGTTAAGCACTATGACATCAATAAACAATTCATTGAGAACCAAAATTTCGAGAACACCAATGTAATCAACCATATCGATTGTCTGTGTGATAAGCAACTCACCAAACACTGCCATACCAGCAGGGTGAACCGTTTTATTGATCAGAGGCAACCATGTACCCGAGGTAACACCAGATTTAATTACATATGAGTAGTTCTGATAATAATAGTTGTCTTGTAGTTTGTTGATGTTAGACAACATACCACGAGAATCTTTAAATCTTCCTGTCTTTACAAGAACAGCACCAGTGGTAAAGGCAAGAACTGCTTCACATCCATTCGGAGATGTAATAGTTGCTTGGAAGTCTTCCTGCTCGAAATCAAATCCTGTATTAAATATAGTAACAGCAGTAACGCATCCAGTTTCATCAATCGAAGAAATTCGAACCGATGCTCTGTTATCACGACCAACGAGTGTATATGTTGGATCGAAAAATGGTTCATTTATACCAGCATTAAATATATTAGCATCATATGTTCCATAATCGGCAGGATTAGCAGCAATAGCACTAATCAATCCCCCCGAAACCGCAGACATCGGTGGATCGATTACATATGATCCGACCGTACTTTGTTCGTCGATCTGATAGATTTGTCCGACTCTAAAACCACAGTCTCCGTTTTCACCTTCTCCATCACAGGAAATAACTTCTACTGTAGACAATTGACGAATTACAAAACCGTAAACTGTTGTAGAATTTGTTGATAGAAAAATTTTAGTTCTAACGGAATCCGTAGAAAAAACTACTTGAATATCTTCTTCGTTCTCTACATATCCAGATCCACCCTGAACAACTGTTATTGTATCAACAGAACCATCAACAATATTCGCACGAAGAACTGCACCAAGTCCTTCTGTATTCTCTAGAGTAATTGATGGTGCTGCAAAATATCCTGAACCACCAGAATCAACAGTTACGCTTGTGATCGATCCATCAGTTATGTTCAGAGTGGCAACTGCACCAGCGCCTGGAACTTTTACTGGAGAATTTTTAGGTAGTGATACGTTTAATTCGTAAATTGCTGGCAGAGTATACGCGAGTTTCTTTACGCTCGTTACTGTTGTTTCGATTGTTTTTGGAAAAATCTGAACACCAATATTTTCGTAATAAACTAAATTACAAATCTTACCAGAAAGTGTGAATGGATCAACTCCATCTGCACCAAGAATTCTAATTACAACGTCTTCGATCCAAACACCATCAGATGCTTTTAAGATGTGCGTCGAAGGATAAAAGAATTCAACAGTTTCGTCATAAAGAATCTTGAACAGAAGTTCGATAGAATTTTCTGCACCCTTAGATTCATAGAAATCACTAATTAATTTTACAAGTCTGCGCTGATTGACGAGGACATTCTTCGGAATGTCTACTGCATATTGTTTTCTAAACTGATCAATGAATACTTCTAATGTAGTGTCAATGTCAGAATAATCTCTGGCATTTAATAGAAAATTATTTACTTCCCCAGATTGATCAAGGAAACGGTAATATCCTTCTAGAAAAGTTACGAACCCTGTATATTCATTTTGAACAAATTCGGGGAGTTGTTCCTGAATAAGAAATTCTAATTTATTTTTATATGGAACATCGCCAATAATCGCATTAATATCTGCACCCGTTCCACCTCCACCAACAACAGTAACTACGGGTGGAGTGGAATAACCAGACCCTTGATTAGTAATAATTATCGCAGTAATTTTACCACCGACAACAGTTGCTTCTGCGGTTGCACCAGTACCACCACCACCATCAATATCAATAGTTGGTGAGGCATAGTTGCTCCCACCCGAGGTTATAGTAAACCCAGTAACAACTTTCTCGTATGATGGTATTAAACTCATTATGTTGTAACCGTTACTTGGAGACCTGTAGTAATATTCGCAATGACATTCGCACTACTTAGATCCAATTTCAGCAGAGAGTTTCTGGAAATTGTAGGAATAATCGCGCCAGTATAACTTTCCATAGTGCTAGTTAGAATCTTAGTGGTAATATCTGCCGTAACATTTTGTGGTTTAGTGTAAATTCTAAATTCAGTAGCACCACCCAATAGAGAGATAAAATAGCATGTCGGCACAAGTATTTTGCCAGTAACATAATCTATTGTCCCGAAACTAGAAGACAAAACTACATTAGTTCCAACTTGTTTTAGATAAATTGTTCCAGTTCCTTTTGGATCAGGTGGAGACTGATCAGGAACATCAACCATATATGCATCATAGTACGCTCCATTTAAAAACGTATTAAAATATGTCGATTGTAAACTATTTGGTAGCAAGGATTGTCCAAAATTAGGATTTAACTTGAATGAAATTTGATCTGTTACAACACCTGTAAAACGTTTATGTAAAGTTAGATCAATCTTATTCGTGATGATCGCAGTGGAAGTATCTGTAATATCTGCGCTCAATTTCGAATAGTAGAAATCTTTACCAAGTTTATTCAAATTAAGATCAAAGTGGTCTTCGATTGTTGTTCTTATTCGCCCAGCAAGTTCGGATGAAGTTTCTAACGATTGTTTCTGATCATATTTAACTGTTGAATTAACACTGATAAATGTATATTCAGGATCAACGAAAATAGGTTGGATCGAGACTACACTTTTTGGAGCAAGAATATCTCTTGAAATTGTATCTTTGTCAGACTCTGTAATAACAGTTCCTGCAACTGGATCTAAACAAATAAACACTCTGCCATAAATGGGAGGGTCATTTATCTCTCCACCCCAAACAGAAATAGAATTGATACCAGGAAAACTTCTTTTAATTAGAGTTGCATAATCATCAGCAGTTACTGCACGATCTCTCATTGTGTTAAATTTGGGAGCATGGAATTTAATACTATCAATGCTCTCTGCTTGTGCTCCACCAGAAGCACGTGTTATCGTTGTTATTGTTTTGGTTTCTGTTGATCCAGTAAGAGTAGTATTTAGTGAAAAATTCGAGAGATTATTTGAACCCTCTGCAGAACCAACAAAATATTCTACAGTAATGATATTGCCGTATTCTAATTGTTTACCAAGAATATTGTCACCAAACACAATTTGGTATAGACCATCATAGTCTAGTTCGATCCAAAAAACACTACTGTCGTTTTCGATGTTAAGGTACGTGTCTGAATAATTAAACGTGGTGGTGGTTTGATCATTTTGAACGGAAACCGTGACCGTCGTAATATCAACATTCTTATTTGGAATAGTAAATGGACCAGAGAGATTGGTTGTATCTACAAGAAATTGATTTGAAACTCTGTTACCCTCAATTAGTTTGACATCATTGAATGTAAATGTTTTAATTGCCCCAATTTCATTTGATACACTAACAGTATAATCGTCGTCTGGTCTAAATGAGTATATACCAGATGGAGATAACTCTGACGGAATTCCCGTCGCAGTAAAAGAAGTATCTTTAGATAAAGTGAGAGAATCTGGACCATAATTTGCAACAGCAGTTATTTCAAGATCAACTACTGCTCTTGCACAATGTTGAGAATTGGGTAAATACCCCATTGACTTTGCAATCGACACAACAGAAGATCTCTTCAGTGCACTATCAAGGAACATTTCATTCGCAAGAAGGTGCGCGAGCGTAGCATTGTAATGCGTATTATACGCAAGAACATCGAGAAGAACTGACATAGCAGATCCCTCGAAATTATAGTCTGAAAATTGATCCTGAGAAGCAAGATATTCTTTTAGGTTTTGCTTGATTCCCATAAAATCAAGTTCTGTTACTCTAAGTTCTGCCATTTAGCGAGCTCTCTTTAAGAATGTTGAATAGGTAACTGGTCCAGGAGTACCAACTACATAGAATCTGATGGTTATATCATATTGATTGAGGTCAAAATTTGGAGAAACGTCAACCATTTCAAGTTTGCATCTGGGCTCAAACTGTTTAATTAAAAGTGTTATTTGCGATTCTAACATATTCGCAACAATAAGATCCATAGGTTCAAACAACATCTTATAGATCGGAGAACCAAGAAGATAGTTGAATGGTCTTTCACCGTTGGCAGTCAACAACAATATTCTAAGCGATTGCTTAACTGAATTGATGTCAAACTTCATCCCCACGTCACCCGTTCCAGGGTGTGGAGTAAAGGATAGATCTAAATCTTTGTATATTCTGACTGTCTTCATAATACCTATTTATATGCCTTTTAGTATTTTTTAAACGATCCATTTGGTGAAGCACGATTATGATTATACATTGTGAAGTGCTGGTATCTGTTACCGTTTTCTTTGAAAGAAAGGTGAATCCATGCAGTTCCATGGTTTGAATATTCCAATAGAAGTTGGTCGTATGGAACGTTCTTAACCATCCATTGTACTATTTCATCGTGATATTGAGACAACTTCATACCCCTAAATTGCATGTCAACTGCTTGCCCAAGCATATGTTGTGAGGTCTTTGATCCTTTCTCTGGAATATAGTCTCTAAATCCCGAAGTAAGGAACATTCCAGGGAACTTGGTTTTGATTGGATCCAAACAGTTTACTGCTAAGCAGCGCATATTTGCGATCATATCTCTCTTACTAAATCCACCATAATCTCTAAGTTTACCTTTCACCATAACGTCTTTCAGAGTAAACTTATCAGAGATTTTCATCCCATAATTAATACCATTTGAGATATTAATGTCTGGAAGTTTTACCCCAGTTTTGGTAACATTACATGCAGTAGGTGCAACCTTTCCGCTTTCTGGATTACTAGATCCTTCTTCTCCTGGAGTTGCTCCAGGTTCAATAGCAGTTCGATCTGCAATACCATCTTCACCATCTAGATCCATATCTCGCAAAGTTGCTGCGGAAACACCACCAGTACCACCAACAAATTCTGGTTCGCTTGGATTCATCGGCGAAACTGGATCTGCGACGATAGTAATATCAGGAGGAGTGCCATCAGATGCTGTTACCGCAGAACCTGCGCTTCCAGGATTGACTGTGATGACCGCACCATCGATGTTAGTAGCACCACCACCCTTAACGTTCATAGTAGAACCTGCTTGGATATTTGTTTTACCAGATGCCTTGATGTTTGTCTCTGCGCCGTAAACGTTAGTCTTCGCGTCAGACTTGATGTTAATATCAGAGGACGCATCGATATTGATTTTACCATTTGAGAGGATGTCAACACTTGTTGCAGATCCAAGTCTAAATGACTTAGAAGTTGCTGCATCAATATCACCGCTTACATCCATCGAATAATCACCATCTACACGAGTTGCAAAGGTTCCCTCAATAGCAAGGTTCATATTACCGCCGACTTTCCAGTCGATATTGCCGTGCATGTCAATGTTTGTATTGCCACCAACGGTAAGATTACAGTCGTTTGCTACGTAGATATTACAAGTACCACCAACGTGAACATTTGCTTTGCCTTCAATTGTAATAACACCATTGCGATCAATAATCGTATAACCGTCACCAACAATTTTATTTACTTGTCCGTCGGGACGCATTTCTAGAAATGTGCCTGAATTGTGGTTCAGAGAAACACGTTCTGCATTTGGCGTATCATCGAATTCCATTGTGTGTCCAGATTCACTCTGGTAGGCATGGTTGTATGGATACTGAGCAGCAAATGCGGATTTCGGTTGAGAAATAGATTCACCCGTTCGACCATCAATAGTTTTCGAAGTAGTTCTTTGTGCATCATGCTGTCCGTGGATCGTTTGTTCTTGTGGGAGTGTTTTGGTTTCCCCTGGATTCACCCCAACAGCAAGCGCATTAACGTCACCATTACCTGCTTCGAGATATTCTTTCTTAGGATAAACATTATTTGGATCGTTAAAACCCTTTGTAGGATCATTATTCCTCAGTGTCTCGTTAGTCGGTAAATTTGCGACAGTCGGTTTCGCTGGCAACAATTCAGCAGGATTCGGTGCAGCGATTGTTGGAGATCCAGGTTTTGTTGCCAAGAGGTCGTCAAATAATTTGGTTGCAGCAAATCCAACTCCAAAGTAATCCTTAGAAGTTTTTCCATTAGAACTGGTTTTGATCAATCCATTGGCAAACTTGATTGCCGTATCGATTCCCTGCCCATTAGCGACTGACAACATTCCCAGAATAACATCTTTAGGAGAGTCCACTGAAATTGCTTTGGCAGAAAGAAGGGATTTAATATTTCGATCGAGCAGTGAAACCATTGCATTATTTTGAGCGGATGGATCGTTTAGGAATCCACCTCCGCCTCCGCCAAGATTAGTAATCTGTCCGATGTGAGCATCATCAATAATTTCTGTGATTTCTTTTTCATGTGTATCGATTAATGAAGTAACCTCTGACACTGCACTTTTCATAGTTTCAAGAGAAGGTGATGCTCTGAATGGATCAAAAGAAACATCAATTGCTTCATTCGTAGCAGATGTTTTTCTGTCAATCTCTTTCGAAACCAATTCAAAAGCAGACTTAGTCGCGGATGGAAGTTTCACTGAATTAGTAATTAATGAAGTAGAAGATTTTATAGCAGAAGCGGTAAGTGTTTTTGTTATGGTCTTAACCATTTTATTGGTAGTATTTAATACTTCATTAGATTGCTTGGGTGTTCCTACTACGGCAATCTTGGTAGTAAGACCAGACACTTCTTTAGACAGAGTGTTTTTAACAGAAGAAACTGCTGACCCAACAGAACCATTTGCTGAATTCACGACTTTGAGAGCGGTTTCTGCTGCGCTACCAGATTTTGCAGTCCAAATTTTTGGATTGGCAAGAGCAGCAAAATTTAAGTTATTACCAACATTGCCAATTTTTGTTGGAATAGGAAGTCCCAATTTATTGAGAGCATCAAGTGCAAAGTTTTTACCGAGGTTTTTACCGATCAACCCACCAAGACCAAACTTTTTAGTTGAATCTGATGCTTGCGCTCTAATCCAAGTTTTTTTTGTTAGTATTGAAATGCCAGGAATGTTCTTTTTGATATTTTCTAATGTTTTTTCTATAGCATTAGGTGCAACTGCACCAACAGTTTGTAGTGCCTCGAGATTGAAACCATATGCTCCAACCTTTCCACTGTCCGAAATTGTAGAGTGTGACCCACCACCGACATCGTGCGCAATGGATCCCATCAATTGCTTAACTTCTGTCTCGGAGAGAACCTTGCTTATTTTAGTATTATCTAAAATTTTAGATAAATCTTGCTTGAGCAGAACATCCAACATTAGATAAAGTTCCCATTCTTAGTAAAGTTTTCCATAAAACACTTATACAATTCTCTCTTATGCTGGTGATTGCCAGTACTAGTATCGTTACCAGTTTGTTTAATTAATATAGCAATTGCATTGTCACCAACGAGTTGTGAAGATTTAACACCCTTATACTTATAGAATTCAATGCAACATTTAGCACTAAATTCAACACTAGAATTTACTTTTTCTGGATTTGATAATAGATCTACTCCAAGAGCCTTACCAATTTTGGCATATGCATCTCTGCCTGTAATTTGGACAAAAGAGTGTCCACGAAATTTATATCCATCTAGTGGAGTTGTGGTAATGATGTCACATACATTATTACCACCCTTATCCTTGGAACCATAGATAAAGTTTGCCTGTGCAATTCCTCCTGCTGCCACCAATTGACGAGCAAACGGCTCGCCTCTCGCACGAACTCTTCTAAAATTTGCTAGGAGGAACTTTGCAGACCAACCTACCCGTTCAGCAGTAGGGGTAAATCCAGATTCCACACCTGCAATTGCTAGAAATGCAGCAATACCATTATTACTATATCCTGCTGCTTGACATGCTTTAATAATTGCATTAATATTTGCTTTATTACCACGCGACATAATGTTTTTAGCAGTGCTGGAGCAATCACAATTTTTTAACTTTTCCAATGCAGCAGGATCTACTTTACCACCACCGCCACTACCATCACTACCACCAGAGGTAGGTGAGTTTCCAGATCCATCTCCGCCACCACCGCCTCCACTACTCGCAGGAACTCCATTAATTGTTCCCACAAATGCAGGTTGCTGTCCTTCCGCACCGTCCATAAAGAATCCCCAACACCAAGTACCCTCTACTACACCATTCGGTGACCAACCAATTCCAGAAGTACTGGCACTGTTTGCTGGCATAATTGGCATCGCCCATGGAAGATCTTCGGTTGGTAACTGCTCTTTATCATCTGTATGATAACCAAGAATACGCAGTTTTACTCGACCAATACGCATTGGATCGTCACGATCTTCGACACATCCGAAGAACCAATAAAAGTTTGAATCATTATTTGAAAAGAAATTATCTGTCATTTTTTATCTCACGAAATATAGGGAGCAGGGTCAACATGTGTTCCATTCAAAAGAACCTCAAAGTGTAAGTGCGGACCTGTAACGACTTCTGGTCCAGGGGTGCTATTGACTTTCATGATTGCTGTACCTGCTTTAACTGTTTGCCCCTCTTTTACTAGTCTAGAACCTTTTACTCCATGTGCATATCTTGTTTGATAACCACCATCATGATCAATATAAATTGCCTCACCGTAAGAGGAACTAACGTATGATCTTGTAACTTTACCATCCTTAGCTGCATAAATTACACTTCCTGTTGTCAGTGCAAGATCAATACC